TTGAAAAGTCTTGAACGCGTCCCGCTGTCCGCCGTGCGCCTCAAAGGTTTGGCTGTCCTCATCCGGCCACGCGAACCTGAAGCGCGTTTCGTTATCCTCTAAATATTCCTTGAAAGTGATCCCGTCATCATCGCGCGCGCCCTTCTCGGCAAGCGCCCGGGCTTCGGATAGCGTCAAATAATACATCGATTCACACGTCCCGATTTTGTTTTTGTTTAGATATTGTCCCATCACCCGGCCCCCCTTTTCTTATTTGACCCCGTAGAATGATAAATTGGCCCCGACCATCAGCACCTCGATGTCTGGGTATTGTTTCGTGAGCGCCTGGATGACCATCAGGTAGCCGGCAATCATCGTTGCGCCCCGCACCATGATGATTTTGTTCGACCCGGTGCTTGCGGCCTGGGCAAGTAGTTTGTCAAGGTTGCGCGCGCCCTGTCCATTGAGGCGCAGTCTGCCCGCGAAATAATCTTTTATCCCGGCAGGCGTGTCAAGGCAATAGTCGCAGTGATAAAGTTTTTTTATAGTCATTGCGCGCAGGCCTCGCAACCGTCTTCAAACCCTTCCTCATAAACGTGCGATATGATTTCGGCCTTTTCCTTCAAGGTGTCGCATTTTTTCAACTGTTCGACCCATTTTTTTTCGTATTCATTCATAGCGTCCGCTCCTTTTCTTTTATGTAGCGCCGGTTTCTCTTGCAAAAGTTTTTTTCTATCGGAACTTTTCAAAGGCCACCGGCAAACGAATACTCGTAACCGATTTACCGCCTATTTTCCGCGGCCGGCTGTCTAAATATACTCTCGCCGGCATGCGCGCGGCCGTAGCAATTGCAACGCATATCTTCCGGGTGGCCGCATCGTTGAATTTGGCCGGACTTGACCCAGCACTGAAGCGAATAGTCGAACCCATCATAGACCCGGCCCTGGATTATGTCATCTTTGGATGTGCGCATTTTTTTCTTTTCTCACTTTCTTATTTTCTCGACGAGGATTTTAACTGGACTGAAGTAGCCCTCGACGGTGAGCTTGTCGAACCATTGTTAGTTTTGTCAAAATGTGCTTAGTGATAGTCTACCATTTGGTTAAATGTTTGTCAAGTTTATTTTTTTGGTGTAAACCGATAGAGGTGAACGGGTTAGGGAAAGTGTAGAAATTGTTTTTGTAATTACTTCCACGAATTACATTTTGTCAAGATTGTAAACCTGCCTGCCGGCAGGCAGGGATGCGTGGGGTTTTTGGCCTGTTTCGGGCTCGACGGTTGCAAGTTGTAAACTATTCAGGATTAACAAGATGTGAAATGTAAGTTATTACATGGAAATCGGATGTGTAACATTGTAAATGATTGTAGGATAATGATTTAGATATATGTTACCTATGTTACCCTTATTTATATATTAAGTAGTATAATATAGTAGAATAGGAAAAGAGGGCTATAAAATACACTGCTTAGTAATATATAGGCGATTTTAGTGTAACATCGTAACATATAACTTAAGTTGTTGTGCTGTAATGGGTTAGAATGTTACACTCGATTTTACAAGTTACAAAATTACATGAAAGAAGGGTAACATTTTCGTGTTATTCTGTAACTATGTAAATTTGTTTGTTACACTTGTTTCCGATCTTTTCCCGGAAAACGCCATTTGTAGTTAACAATAATTGGTAGGATTATAGGAAGTTGCTACTATGAAATTGCAATAAATCTTATAAGTGTATATGTATCAAAGGCTTATATCAAAAACTGTAGTTAACATAATTTTTATTATAGGAAGTTGATTAATCGCGGGCGCGTTACAAAAAGAATTCTTTATTGCCGGGCCGGGCCGGGGGGCCTTTTAAAACCGTTAACCCACCCATATCTATATAGCCATCCCCTCTCCCATAAATTATATATATTTTTTTAAATTTATTTTTTATTTTTTTATTCTTTTTGTCGTTATCGACTGCCCTGAACTGCCAAAATCCAATTCCGCCATTTGACTGGTCTGACCTGTAGGAATTCCAAAAATTTTTTGTGAAATTTTTCCCATGACTTGATTTTTTATGTTTTATTTGACAAATGTTCTTATTAGCAATAGACTATGATTATGGATAATATTGATTCCGGCTTCAACCCCTATCTGTTTTTCCCTTTCGGTGTGTTCTATCAGACAAAAGATTCTTTCGGGTACACAATTAATGAAATGACAGCGTCGGACCTGCACTTCCTCTACAGGATACTGCAGAAATTTAAGAAGGACGGGATGACGGTCTATGAGGTGGGCGCGTGGACGGGGATGTCGACGTGCCTGATAGGGTCCGTCGTGAAGGGCTGCAAGGGGCGGATGGTGACGGTGGACAACTTTAAGGGGTCCAACGATAACCAGGCCGAGTTCTTGGGCCTGGTACCGGTCAGACGGCTGCTGGAAAGGAACCTGGCCAGGTTCGGACTGGCGGGGACCGTGGCGGTGGTGGAGGGGGACTCGGCCGATGTGGCGGGGACCGTCGAGGATGGGGCGGTGGACTTCGTATTCGTAGACGGGGACCACAGATATAGCGGCGTGAAGAGGGACCTGGACGCGTGGCTGCCTAAAATAAAGATGGGCGGCGTGCTGGCGGGACACGACTACAACTACCCCGGCTACGATGAGAAGCACATTGAGGAGGACTACGTTGACGGCAGGCACCACGGGGTCAGCAAGGCGCTCGAAGAGACGGTGCCGCAAGGCGAGATCATAAGGGTCGAGGGCAAAAGCAGCGTATGGGCCTGGGTGAAACATTGATGAACGAGCTGACGATAAGCCGAAGGCAGCTGTACAGATACAATAAGGGCATAGGGATGTCGAAGTACAACGCGGCGATCTCCGCGGGGTACCCGCTCACTATGGCGGAGAAATATAGGCTGGTGACGGACACGGTCGAATTCGTTGACCTGTTCGAACGAAGGGGCATGACGAGGTTGAAAAAGGTTGAGCATGCCATCCAGGGGATGAACGCCACAAAGGTGGTGGCGGTCGAAAGTGACGAGAAAACGGTAAACGGTAAGAAGGTGTACGTCAACGTGGAAGTTCCGGACTGGCCGGCTCGGCACAAATACTTTGAGACGATGCTGAAGCTGTGCAAGGACATCCAGCAGACAGCGGGCGACACAAACGTGGTCATATTCGACCTGGCGGACAGAATAAGGGAAGCGCGGGAAAAGGCGGACCGTGGCCTGCGGGTGATGAACGCGCACATGGCGGATAACATAATCACGGTCGAGACGCAGCCGGCCGAGACCAGCGGGGACAACGGCGATGGGTGATTTCCTGGTGGAATTATTCTATAGATTAATCCTGCGCTATCAGATGAAGATAGGCGTGCTGAGGCGAGATGACCTATGATGAGGTTCCTGGTTGACGGAATTATTTGGCTGGCTATTTGTATTTTTGTTTTAGCGATAGTCGGAGCTATGGCAGAAAACAAATCATAAAAAGCAAATATGTGTAATTTCTATTGACTTTGGCTTGATAAGGGAATATAAATTAATTAGGTAAGGGAAAAAATAAAAATATTGTTTTGAGGCCAGTTTTGTCGCGAACAGGCAAAGCTGGCCTTTTCTTTTAAAATAAATTTAAGTCTCTCCCGACTTATAAAGAGGAGGAATAGAAATGACAAAGGACATAGTAAAGGAAGGCTTTGCCTTAGCCGAAGATGAAGGCAGGAAGAAGCAGGTGGAAGAAGTCAAGAAGATAGTCCTTAAGACTCTTGAGAAGATTGATGAAAAATCCAAGTATCGTAAAGAATTGGATGAAGAAATCAGGCTTCTCAAGATGGACATCGATGACCTTAAAGAAGGAAAGTTGGACAGAATTGTAGAGCGTCAAGAGAAAGATGAAAAGGCCAAGAAAACTTCTGTAGTGATTATTATTAAGGAAAAAGAAGTTATCCGGGAATATAACCCCTGGTATTGGCCATACAGGATTCAATGGCAACCATATGATACTACTCCTGCGTTTTGTTCTTCTGGTACGAATAGTATTAATATTTATGGTGGCTCAACAAGTTCAACGTGTATGACACTGCCAACTATAAACTGTTCTGTAGCCAAAGATTCTGTGACAGGAACTTATTCTGTTAATGATGCTGTAGTCCATTTAAGATAAATTAAGTCGGGAGAGGCTTAAGATATTATGGGAACAAAAACAGATTTGATGCTTATCGAGGATATGGTGAAGTATAGCAAAGATCCTTTTGGCTGGGTCATGTATGCTTTTAAATGGGGTGAAGGGGAACTTGAAAAATTTGACGGACCGGATACATGGCAGACAGAAGTATTAAAAGATATTGGGGAAAATTTAGTAAAGAATAAATTGACGATTCAAGAAGTTATCAGAATAGCCATAGCATCGGGCAACGGTCCGGGAAAAACTTGTTTAACCGCGTGGCTGATGCTGTGGGCGCTGTCAACCTTCGAGGACGCGCGCGGCGTCGTGACGGCGAACACTGAGAATCAATTACGGACAAAAACATGGGCCGAGCTAGCGAAATGGCACCGACTTTGCATCGTGAACAAATGGTTCACACTTACCGCCACGGCCATATATTCTGTCAACCCGGCCCATGAAAAAACTTGGCGTATCGATCAGATCCCGTGGAGCGAGAACAAACCAGAGGCGTTCGCGGGGCTGCACAATCAGGGGAAAAGGGTAATATTAATTTTTGATGAGGCGAGCGCGATTCCGGATATTATCTGGGAGACGGCAGAAGGGGCGATGACCGATGAAGAAACAGAAATCCTCTGGTGTGTGTTCGGAAACCCGACCAGAAATTCTGGGCGGTTCCATAAATGTTTCCATGCGAGTCGGCACCGATGGTATACCAAACATATTGATACGAGAACTTGTCGATTTACGAACAAAGACCAAATCGCTAAATGGGTCGCCGATTACGGAGAGGATTCGGACTTCTTCAGAATCCACGTTCGCGGTGTATTTCCAAAAGCCTCCAGTAAACAGTTCATATCGAATGATCTCGTTGAGATGGCGCGAGGGAAACACTTGCGTGAAGAACAGTATAACTTCGCGCCGATAATTATCGGCGTGGACCCTTCGTGGTCCGGCGATGATGAGACGGCTATTGTGTTGCGCCAGGGCCTCATGTCAAAAATATTGGCGCGGTACAGGAAGATGGAAGATGACAGTGAGCTGGCGGGGTATGTCGCTAAATTTGAAGATGAGTACAAGGCCGACGCCGTATTTATAGATATGGGATGGGGGACAGGGCTGTATTCTTTCGGGAAACAGATGGGAAGAAAATGGACGCTTGTTCCTTTCGGAAGCAAATCGACGGATGAAGGATTTTTGAATAAACGCGCCGAGATGTGGAACCACATGAAGAAGTGGCTGATGGAAGGCGGCGCGATACCTAATGATCCTGTGCTATGTTCTGACTTAACCGGAGTGGAATACCGAACCGGCGAAACAGGACCGACGATGGGCAAGACATATCTTGAGCCAAAAGAAGAAATGAGACGGCGGGGGTTATCTTCGCCCGACGCTGCTGACGCCCTAGCGATCACATTTTCATTTCCTGTTCGCAGCAAAGGGCAAAGATTACATGAAGAGCATAATAGGAGAAGAAAGCCTTATGACTTTCTTCTGGGTAATTTTAACTTTGGGGAGAAGGAGTATTCGCCCCTAACGGGATATTCCCGAAATTAAAGGAGAAAAAGCTATGTGTTTCTTCAGTTCCCCAAAAACTCCGTCAGTGCCAACACCACCAGCCCCTTCGCCGGCACCGTCGCCAATCAAACCTTCTTCTGTTGAGGCGCAGGTTTCAGACGAAGAACGCAGAAGGAAATTGCAGCGGATGAGATTCGGGTTGGCATCAACAATAAAGACATCGGCTAAGGGATTGACCGGTTCCGGTTCGGACTTACTAAGTGAAACTATTCTCGGCGGCAAAGAAAAACTTGGCGGTTAAATATGAAACTAAAATATACGTCTAAAGAAATTCTGCAAAAAAGATTTAATTCCATTGAAATGGAAGCGAATCACTGGACCGCCGCGTGGAAGGACCTGTCGAAATATATTAATCCCACGCGCGGAAGATTTGATGATATTCCGAACCGCGGGACGATGATAGATCACAGAACCATCCTTGACGGCCATGCGACGCAGGCCAGCCGTATTCTGGCCAGCGGCATGCAGTCAGGTATGACATCGCCTACCCGTCCATGGTTCAAACTACGATTGGACAATGAATATCTAATGTCCATTCAGAATGTGCGGATATGGCTGGACAGTGTTACGAACGCCATGCTGGACGCTTGCGGCAATAGCAATATTTACGGAACATTTTACAGCATGTATGAAGAGATAGCTGACTTCGGCGTTACTGCGTCTATTATTCTCGAAGATTACGATAGTATCATCCGCGGGCGGACATTTACGATAGGCGAATATTATCTTGGCGTGAATGAACGCGGGATCGTGGATACATTCGGACGAAAGTTTCAGATGACTGTCGGGCAGATGGTCAGGATGTTTGGGAAGGAAAATTGTTCTGTCAATGTCCAGACCCTGTATACCAATAACAGAATTGATGAATGGATAACAGTTTATCATTTGATTGAACCGAATGATAAGCGCGTGGAAGGATTTGAAGATTTTGAGAATATGCCTTTCCGTTCTGTCTATTGGGAATCCGGGACAACTGATGAAGTTTTGTCGTTGCGCGGATTCTTAGAGTTTCCTGTGCTTGCGCCACGATGGGATACGGTGACTTCGGACATGATTTATGGATATGGTCCGGGGTGGAACGCTCTCGGCAACGTCAAGCAGCTTCAGAAAACTCATAAAGATAAATTGTTAGCCCAGGAAAAAAGCCACAACCCACCAATGCAGAAGGATTCATCCGTTGAGGGATATGTGGATTTGATACCCGGCGGAATTACGACTGTCAGTTCCACACTTCCGAACGCTGGCGTCAGGCCGGCTTATCAGATTAATGCTAACTTAGAGTCTTTCCTTGAATTGATTAATCATCTGAAGGAAGCAATCAACAAGGATTTCTTTGTTGATTTATTCTTGATGATGGTGCAGTTCGATAAAAGCAATATGACCGCGACAGAAGTCGCGGAACGTCAACAAGAAAAGATTATGATGATGGGGCCAGTATTAGAGAAGTTGCAAAGTGAAATGTTGGATCCGTTCGTGGAACGCCTTTACAATATCATGGACAGAAATTTATTGCTGCCACCTCCGCCTGAAGAAATTCAGGGGATGGATATAAAGGTAGAATATGTTTCTATTCTTGCCCAGGCGCAGAAGGCTGTCGGTGTGAATTCAATTAGCCGAGTGATTGGATTTATCGGAGGCGTTTTGCCATTGAAGCAAGACGCGGCTGATATTATAGATATTGATGGCGCTGTCAGGGAAGTAGCTGCTCTTGAAGGTATCCCTGCGAAACTTGTTATGGAAAAGAAAGTTGTTGAGCAGATTAGGGATCAACGACAAAAAGCCCAGCAAATTCAACAGAACTTAGCTGCCGCTGAGACAGCTTCTAAGGCTATGAAGAACGCATCTTTGTCGAAGATGGATGGTGATAACGCCTTGACAAGATATGTGGACAGCGTTCAAAAGTAGGGGAATGTTATGCCGATAGAAATGGAAAGAGCATTAAAGAAATCCGCAAGGAAAAAGGGATTGACCGGGAAAAGAAAAGCGGCATACGTTTATGGTACCATGAGACGCATGGGATGGAAGCCTAAGAGAGAAAAATAATGGCGGATTTTATAGACACAACCATATCAGACGAAAATAAACAGAAAGCAAAACAAAAACGTGATCGGGAACTTTCTGATATTCGGAAAATTGTAAGCATGCCGGAGGGAAGGCGTTTTATCTGGAGGGTGTTGAGTGAAGCTGGAATATTCCGTAGCTCATTTACGGGAAGCAGCTCTACATTCTTTTTGGAAGGTTCGCGCAATCAGGGTCTGTGGGTTTTACGGGACTTGACTGAGGCGAAATCAGACGCGTTCAATCAAATGCTTCAAGAGAATTATTCCGAAATCAAAAGTTACCAGGTAAAAAGGGAGGAATAATATCATGGCAGATCCAGTAATTGGCGCGACACCCACACCAGAGACCGCGCCTGTAACACCAGAAGTACAGCCTGAAACTACAGAGACAGAAGAATCGACTTTGTTAGGTGAGGCTGGGGAAGAAACTAAAGCTGATGACGGCCAGAAGAAAGAGGACGCCGCGGCAAAAGAAACTCCCAAAGAAGAAAAGGTCGCTGATAAAGTAGTGCCTGAGAAATATGAAATTAAAGTCCCGGAAGGAATGACACTCGACGCGCAGACGCTAGAGATGTTCAGTCCTATCTTTAAGGAACTCGGCATTACAAATGAAGGCGCCCAGAAGTTGGTTGATGCGTACGTCCCATTGATCCAAAGCTCAGTTGACAAAATGAGACAGGAATCCTTGAAGGAATATCAGGGTATTGTCGAAGGTTGGAAATCTGAGACTATGAAAGAGCTTGGGGCAGACGCGCAGAAGAAAATTGCTCTTTGCGGTAAGGCGTTGAACAAGTTTGGAACAAAAGAACTTCGTGAAGCGCTTGATGAAACAGGGCTAGGAAACCATAAAGAATTGGTAAGATTTATGGCTAAGATTGGTGAAACCATATCCGAAGATACATTCGTCGATACCGAATCTAAGCCGTTACCGGGCGCAAGCGGTATCAATTTGAAAAAAATGTATCCGACGATGGCACAATAAAAGAAAGTGAGAGATAAACATGGCAGGTTTAACTAGTGGCTGGCCGACACTGCTTGATGTATCTAAGTCCTTGGCACCGGACGGAAGTACATCAGCTGTCGCCGAAGTATTAACAGTGTACAATGACATGCTTGATGATATACCCTGGTATGAAGGAAACCTTCCTACAGGGCATCAATCAAGCATTAGAACAAGTTTACCAACACCTTCATTCCGTCTTTTGAACGAAGGCGTCGTGCCTACAAAATCGACCCGCGGTCAAGTTGTTGACCCGTGCGCGATTATGGAAGCTCGTAATCATATCGACGTTGACCTTGCTATGCTCAACGGAAACACAGCGGCTTTCCGCAAATCTGAGGATGATGCGTTTATCCAAGGTTTCAATAAACTTTTTGGAACCACATTGATTAGCGGCGATTCATCTGTTAATCCAGAGCAATTCAATGGTTTAATGTCGCGTTTCTATTCTTTAAGCGGAGAGGCTACTTCTGGCCAAGTTATCACCGCTGCTAGCGGCACTGCTTCAATCAATACATCTATCTGGTTGATTGGTTGGGGGCCTGGTAAAACGTATTGCGTCTATCCAAAAGGCAGTAAAGCTGGTTTGCAATTTGAGGATAGAGGTATTCAGGATATGGTTACCGATTCGACGACCGGCGCTTACATGAGAGCCTATGTTTCATGGTTCCAATGGAAGGTTGGTTTAGTTGTTGAGGATTATCGATACATTATCCGTATCGCGAATATTAACCATACTAATCTCTTGACAGCAAGTGACGCGACAGATTCATCCGCGAATATTCTGAAGTTGATGACCAAAGCTCTTGGACTTCTTCCGAATATTGCGGGTATCCGTCCAGTGTTCTATATGGCACCTACGGTTATGTCAATGTTGGCAGTGAAACTCTTAGACAAAGGCAACAACTGGTTGACTATGAATGAAATAAAGAATACCCCAGTGTATCGTCCTAACGGTGTTCTGTCATTCCAGGGAGTTCCTTGTCGCAGGTGTGATTCTATTACTATCACAGAAGAGCTTTTGACATAATTTAGTTAACCATGTTAGAAAACTTAAAACTATGAAAGGAGTTTTTAAATGATTCTCGATAAATTCTTGTACATGGTTGACGCCATAACTGTAGGGTCATCTACAGCTGCGGTGGTCACCACAAGTCATGTCGACACACTCGCAAAGAGTGACGATTATGAGGGATGTTTCATCAACTTTCTTTGCGAAACAGCAATCCTGTCGGGTACCGCAGGCGCTACTGTCACTTTCGCTTTGCAGACAGCAGATTCCACAGCGACTTCTGCTTATGTGGATCTGGTATCTTCAGGCGCGATTGATGACGCTATCACGATTGCTGCTTATCGGTATCAGACCAGAATCCCGAAGGGCGCAAAAAGATACCTTCGCGGGACGGTCACAACTTCGCAAGTTACGACAAGCGGAACTGTCAGCGTCTTTATCACTAAAGATTCCGACATGAATTCGACGATGGTTGCGTAATGAAGCGATACCGCGTGCTTAGAGATTGTTCTGGATTCAAGACTTTGAATTGTCCCAGGACAAAGTGGAAGGAAGGGGAACTTGTTTGGTTTCAGGATAACGAGCGTCCCCCGATTGATTCTTTTGTGAAGGTATCTGATTCTGTTAATACTTATAGCGGGGTGCAGATAAGACAAAGAGAATTGGTCGTCCCTAAAGCTGGGTTCGCGAAAAGTCTTGATGAATCGAAACAATCGCCTAAGAAAAAACGGTAAACCATGGGGCTGGGAATATTCTTCCCAGCCCCTCTTAATTAAGAGGGACATATGGCTGCTTCTAAAATTGAAATATGTAACCTTGCTTTAAGTCATCTTGGCATGCAGGGGATCACAAGCATCACGGAAAGCAATCCTTCCGCGATAGCCTGTAATAATTTCTTTGATAAATGCCGGGATGATGTGTTTAGCGAATACCGATGGCCTTTCGCGACTGTCCGGGAAGCGCTTGTCCTTGCGTCTGACGAAGTCCTTGGATGGACGTATATTTATGTCTATCCGACAAAGGCGTCTACTGTCTGGTATGTTTTTGACGAAGGGACGGTCGATACAAGGCATGAGCAGGAATTTGAGGTCATGTATATTCCTGCTTCTGACAGGCGCGTGATATGTTCAGAAGCTCAATATGCTTATGCTGAGTACACCTATCAGGTTGCTGATACGACAATTTATAGCCCGAAGTTTGTCATCGCGTTATCTTATCGTCTGGCCGCAAGCATGGCCCACACACTTACCGGTGATGCTTCTATAGGGCTAAAATTGATGGACGTGTACAACGCCATATTGTCGGAAGCAAAAAGGATAGGTTATTCCGAAAGAATAAAAAAACCATCGCAAACTTCAAGCTATCAAAACGCAAGGTGAGATATGCCGGTAGTCGATAAAATCCAACACAGCTTTTCTAGTGGTGAATTAAGTCCGTCGCTTTATAGCCGTACCGATTTAAACCGGTACGCGACTGGACTCAGGAAATGTAAAAATATGTTTTGCCATCCGCACGGGGGCGTCAGCAACCGTCCAGGATTAAAATATGTAGCCACGTCCAAAGATTCCACAAAAGCATGCCGTTTAGTCAAATTTATATTTTCAACAACTCAGGCTTATGTTCTTGAGTTTGGTGAGAAATATGTCAGATTTTATAAAAGTCACGCCCAGATTGCCGTAGGGACACCTACTGGTTGGCTTACCTCAACGCCTTACGTTGTTGGCGACTACGTCCTTCAGACTTCAGTAAAATATTATTGCCTTGTAGCGCATACATCCGGAACATTCGCTACAGATTTAGCCGCAGGAAAATGGGTTGCCTTGACTGTTTATCAGGTCCCCACGCCTTACTTAGAGGCTGATTTAGCAGAATTAAAATTTGAAAGGTCAGCCGACGTTATTTATATATTTCATCCCGATTATCAGACACGGACTCTTAGCCGATACGGTGACGCGGACTGGGAAATCGAAGAATTCTCATCCGACGACGGCCCGTTTATGATTGAAAATCTTAAAGCGACTACCATGACGGTTTCTGCCGTTACGGGAACCGCTAATGTCACAACTTCCGCAGCGGTGTTTGATGCCGATCATGTCGGCGCTTTGTGGAAACTGACTCACTATATGCAAGGCCAGTCCGTTACGACGGCGTTTACCGGAACAGCTAATAGCACGTCCATAGCGTGTTTCACGACATGGCGGGTTATATCCCATGGGACGTGGACCGGGAAGATTCAGATACAGAAATCAACTGACGCCGGATCGACATGGACGTTACTGAGAGAATTTTCAAGCGCTGATGATTTTAATGTCGATACCTACGGGACAGAAGATATTGAAGCAAATCCAGACCCGTTTCTGGTCAGGGTAAGATGCAGCGCTTTTACCAGCGGAACAATAAACGTTGATTTATCATCCGATCCTTTCTACCAGAATGGCATTATACGCATTTTGACTGTCACGAATTCGACGGCCGCAACCGTGACTGTTCTGACGGCTATTGGTTCTACCGCCGCAACTTCGTCATGGTCCGAAGGTTCCTGGTCTGATGTGAACGGTTATCCTTCCGCGGGAACATTTCATCAAGATAGATTTTGTACTGCCGCTACTAACGAAGAACCTATGACGGTATGGATGAGTCAGACTGGTGTTTATAACAGTTATAGGGTCAATTCAACGGTTCTAGATACAGACGCGATAAGCGTTCGATTATTAAGCCGTCAACTTAATGCCGTTAATAACATGGTATCTTTAGGCGACATTATTGCATTGACTTCAGCATCGGAATGGAAAATGGGTGCTGACAAGACGACTCTTACGCCTTCATCTATATATACCCGTGTCCAAAGTTATCGCGGTTCTGCGTCTGTCACGCCTGTCATCATAGGCAGCCAGATGATTTACGTCCAATCCAACGGGACTGTTATCAGGAACTTCGGATATGATTATTCGATTGATTCTTACACGGGCGTTGATCTAAGAATTCTTTCAGAACATCTATTTACCGGCTATGAGATTGTTGACATGGATTACCAGCAGGATAACGACAGCCTTGTATGGTGCGTTCGTGACGACGGGATACTTTTATCTTTGACTTATATGAGCGAACAGGATGTTATCGCCTGGTCGTGGCATGAAACGGACGGCGAGGTCGAATCTATCTGCGTCATTCCTGCTAGTGGATATGATGAGTTGTGGATGGTCGTGAAGCGCGGATCTTCTAGATTTATTGAATACATGCCTCAACGCATGGCCTCGACTGACCCGCAGGACCAGTATTTTGTCGATTGCGGTCTTTCGTATGATAATCCCAAGACTATTTCCGGCGCGACAAAAGCTAATCCCGTTGTTATCACGGCGACATCCCACGGATTTTCTAACGGTGATTATGTGGATATTTCTGATGTCGTCGGGATGACGGAATTGAATGGTAACAGATACAAAGTAGCAAATAAGACTGACCATACATTTAAATTAACGGAAGAAGATAGCAATCCAAGTCTTTGGGTAACAGAAACAGTTTATGTGCTTAATAATTATGTTTTTCATGCAAGTATTTGCTACAAGTGTCTTATTGGCCATACAGCAGGAGTTTTTGCAACTGATTTAACTGCAGGAAAATGGGAAGTTCAGAATATTTATATTAATGGTTCTGCTTTTACAACTTATGTTAGCGGCGGAGAAGCCAGGGAGGCCTATACGACATTCGGAGGAACAGGATTGACGCATTTGAATGGTTTGACAGTCGCTATATTAGGGAATGGTGAGGTCTATCCCCGACAGGTCGTGACAGGGAATGAAATAACATTGTCCAGGGCCTGCTCAAAAGTCCATATCGGTTTGCCGTACACAAGTGACCTTGAAACTTTAAACGTCGAACTTGGTCTAAGATCAGGCACGATGCAGGGGAAAGTCGTAAAAATATCGAATGTTACTTTCAGGCTGTTAAATACGCGCGGCGGATGGCTTGGACCGAATGAAGATAATCTCTATGAAGCCTTTACGCCTGAAAGATTGAGATTAGGTACGGCACCTGTTTTATTTAGCGGTGATATTAGGCAGGGATTGGGCGCCGGGTATGAAGATGGCGGAAGGATATTCTATAGACAGATTGATCCCCTTCCCGTCACGATCAGCGCGGTGATACCGGAAATCACAGTTTGATATGTTTTATGACGACGGAAAGATTAAAGTAAGAAGGTCGGTAAAGTCTGACGCGGATTATTTAGCGCCACGATTGAGAAAGTCAGACGTCGAAGAAATTTGGAAAAGTAATCATAAAGCACCTTTTGAAGCACTGAAAGAAGGAATTGAGAAGTCGATATTTTGCTGCACAGTCGAGAATGGTCAACCAATTTGTATCTTTGGAATTTATACTGATAAATTATTAGGAGAAAACGCCACAGTTTGGTGTTTGGCTTCTGACGATTTGGAAAAGATAGGAAGGAAGTTTGTTAAATACAGCAGGGAATTCATCGATATGATGCTTCAATATTATCCAATGTTATTCAATTATGTCGACGCGGACAATGAAAAGTCTATCAAATGGCTTCAGATGTGCGGGGCTGATATGAAAGAACCCGCGCCTTATGGTGTTGAAAACAAAAACTTCAGATATTTTTCGTTTAAGAGGAGATAAACTATGTGTTGGATGGCCGCAATTCCGTATATTGTATCAGCCGTAGCTAGTGGGATGTCAGCGTATGGTAAATACAAAGAAGGTGTCGCCCAGCAAAAGCAGTACAATTATCAAGCTGACGTTGCTGCTTCTGAAGGTGAGTTAGCTTATAAGCGCGGTGAGAAGCAAAGTGAGCTTATCCAGACTTCCGCATCTGCCGAAGGCCGGAAACAAAAGACTCAGGCTGCCCAGGTGGCTTCTGCCCAGCGCGCTGCTATGGTGGCTAACGGGATTGATTTGAGTTCTGTCACGGCTTCTGATTTAGCATCTGAAACCATGAGCAAGGCTAAATTGGATGAATTGTCGATACGTTACAACGCTGATATCAACTCTTGGTCGGCCAAGGAAGAAGGAAAATACAAGCGCTGGGCCGGTCATACTCAGGCAAGTCAATTGAGATTTGCAGGAAAACAGGCTAAGGCTTCTGGTCAGATGGGTGCTTTCACAACTTTGC